GAGCAAAAATTTTTGGATTTTGAGGTCAAAATTTGGTCAAAAAAAGTAAAATTTAGATCAAATATGCAAAGTCGATATTTGCGATATTTGGGGCTTTTTTTGGTAGGTGGACGTAATGTCACATCAAAAAAAAACGTCATTAAAAGCCTATTTTAAAAAGCCATATTTAAAAAAAATATATATTAAGAGTAAAAAAAAACCCCTAATTAAAGGGGCTTTTTTTCTTTTTTGTTCCGGGGTTATGCACTTAATGCAATTAGACATATAATATTAAATATGAATAAAATAGTACATATTAACTCATCGTTTTTATTTTTCATTTTGTTACGTTCCTTATTTAATCAATTTTAGTAAAATATTTTAAACTTGATTTTGGCAAAATATTATTAATCGTTCCGAATTCGTTTAAATTATTTTTATCTATGATCCAGTTACTATTTTTTGAACAATAATAAACTCTTTTTAAAATTACATTTTTTTTATCACAAGCTGTAATAACATAATAATAATAAGCGTTTTTATGTTTTATTATATCATTTATTTTCATTTTTTTACGTTCCTTCTTTTAATGTTGAATAAATACAGGCTTATTTTTTGTAATACAATATTTGCAAATTGAACAGTTAAAATTTTTAGTACTGTATTTTTCTAACCCTTTGGTCATTGGACAGATAAAAGCTCTAGCTTTTTTTCTTAATATTCTCATTTGTTCTAAAGATCCATAATTTAAATAATTTTTATTATCTATATTAATAAATGAACTAATTATATTTAAATTTTTAGGTATTTTAACCCCTTGAATTTGAGGGGCTTTGCTGTATGTAAATATTTTTAAAGCTGGGAATTTTTTTGCAATTGCACACCAGATCAAAAAATACTGTTTACTGAAAAAATCGCCAGAGCTATGTATTCTTATACAATGTATTTTTTTATTAATTATTTCTTTTATTAGTTCTTTTTTTAGATATTTAATATCATTTAACGCGATCGCAAAATTGTAAGTATTACTTTGTTTTGTGCTTTTAAATAAAAACGTCCCTTTGTTAGCATAGCACGTTTGAAAGCATTTTTCCGAGTCTGGACAGGAAACCACAGCTGGTAGATCGAAAGCGTAAATTTTACGCCCTAATTTTGAATTTGTATTTTTTAAAAAACCTGTTCTTTTTTTATATGCTTTTATTTCATTTAATTTACTATTCGAATATTTTAAAAGATCGTTTGACGTCTCAAAATATTTATTATTTTTAATCGATGTATTATTAATGTATAAGTTATGAAAATTGCCCATTTTTAACCCCTTTTTTTATTTTATTTAATTAAATCAATATATAATTTTATATCATTTAAAGCTGAATTTAAATTTTTAAACTTACCAGATCCGAAAAAATTATAACCTTTTAAATCTAGTATTTCATAATTTTTAGTTTTTTCACAAAATGAAATCTGAAAATCAACATTTTTATAAGTGTATATTTTAAACATTATTTAACCCCTTTTTTATTTTAATTTCTAAACTCGTATTAATATTAAATATATTTTAGGAATTATCCAAACATTATTTATCATTATAAATTATTAGCATATATCAAGCCTGTTAAAATACTTAACCTTATATATATAATAACACTATTAATAATACATACTAATACAACTAAATAATATTTATACATAATAGCTTAAAATAATTGAAAATATGTCAATTTATGCGTTTTGCTTTCTCTTATAATCCAAACAAAAACAACTAACAATCAAAAAAAAATTGATCCAAACTTGATTTTTTTCACGTTTTAAAGCGTTGCACGTTTTGCACGATATGGAGGGGGGATAAGGCACGATCTGGAACTGGGGTTACATTTACTCAAAAAATAGAAATAGGAACTACGATTACGATTTCACAAAAAAATTGCATAAGAACAACGAAAGAACGTATATTTATAACAACGATGATAGATATTATACCCAGCAAACACGTCAAAGCACTAGAAAGGAATCGTACAAGGTCATATAAACGCTATAGGAAGTATGATAAAGCGATAAAAGAGGCTAGTGATAATGGACGTTGCTGGTGGATAGAAAAGTTCCTTAGACACACGATTAAATACTAATGACAGATTTACTTAAACGACCAGATGTTATGCGTGCTGTAGAGTTATATGCTCTTAATCCTGAGATTACTGCTAGTGAGATAGCTAAAGAGTTGAATGTATCTACTACGATGATTTATAATTGGCGAAAAAATCCAAACTTTGTCGATGCTATATACGAAAGGTATATGGTAGAGTTTGGTTCAGAACTGCCTGCTGTTTTGAGTGCTATGATACGAGAGGCTAAAGCTGGCAACGTGCAGGCAGGAAGACTTGTTTTAGAGCATAGTGGTAAATTGGTAAAGAATGTCAATATAACTGTTGATAGTCCTTTTGAGAAGTTCTTGAAGGCAGAGAAAGCTGAAGTAGAGTATGTTGATGCAGAGGTGGAAAAGATAGTGGATTCAGTACCTGATATTAAAATCCCACTTCCAGAAAGAAAGGTGGAAGATCAACGAAAGAGAGTGCATAGGGAAAAGAAACAGTTGAAGCGTAAGATAAAGTCTGCAAAGGAGAGGGCAGAAATTAATAAGAAAAGGCGTGAGTGGTATAAGTGGGTAAAACGTGCTAAAGAAGTAGGTGTAGAGGCATTACCATCAAGAAGACCAACGCCTGCACAAAAAGAGGCTTTTATAAATGAAATCAAGAAAAAAGAAGACGAACAAAGAGCTTGAGAAAGGAATTACGTGGTGTATGACTGAAATATATGCTATGAAACTTGCTTTGCAAGCTATCCACAAACAAGTTAAAGACTTAAGCGATACCCATAAAGACTAGTTTAGTACCTGTAGCCTTTACAATCTCATCAAATACTTCTTTGCTTATAGGGGTTACCATATCATCGTAGTTTTCAATAGCTGGCTCGACATATATCTGACTTTCTATGTCTTCTAACCTTTGATTGCACTCATTTAATACTTTCAATATAATAACAAGTAAGTCTTTTTCTGATTTTTCCATAGATACTCCTATCGCTTTCTACGCATAGCTTTATTAAAATTATTTACTATAACTTCTTCTGCTTTATCAAGGTTTTCTCTTTTTACTTCTATAAACTGTCTACGCTTTTCTGATAGACCTTTGAATTGATGATATTTACCATACTCTATAAACTCAATGTTTTTAGTTGTTTTGGCGAATATTTGAAAGGATGGATCAACTTCTGCATTTGTTAATTTTATACTGTCGTGTAGTTTTCCAGTATCATATAATGTGGAATCACTTATTGTAGGTGGGTTCTTTCTTGCCCTACGTCTTTTGAGTGTCGCATCAGTTGTTCTAGGCTTTACTCTATTTTCTCGTATTTTACTTTTTGAATCTTCTACTATTTTATCTGTGATATGTGTATTGATAGTTTGTCCAAATTCTGGATTAGTTATTACATATCTTAATAAATTCAAAAAACTAAAGTTATTCCCTATTTTGAGTTTCATTATTTTCTACATCACCTTGATTTATTGCTTTATTCTGCTCTACTATCGCAGTTGCTTCTTCTAATGTAAGGTCATCATTTTCTTCCATCATTAGTTTTGGCTGCGTAATGAGATTGTTTTGAAGCCTGTATGTGTTATACGAAATCTGATCTTGCATTGTTTTTGGATATTCAGGCTCGTTAAAGTCTAATTTAAGACTATTTGGTAGTCTTATGCCATTATATTCTGCAATTTCTTTCTCAACTTTGTATAAATCATGCTCATACATCTTCCAAAGCTCTAAATCGTCTTGGTAATCCTCAAATCTTTCTAAATCTTTAATTTTAAGGGCAATACCACTAGGAACTTCACCACCATCTTGTGCAAATTGCACATACAAGTGATTATTTTGTGCTACGAGGTCTACTTGGAACTTAACTGTTTCTATAACAGACTGTAAGTCTGCTTCTGGTGCAACTATGTCAAATGTAGAGCCTTCAGGTAAGTCAAGTATTGTATCAGAACCTGCTCTTTCTAATCTTTTATCAGCCTGTAAGCCTGTGACATAAGGTTGTCCAAACATTTGGAATCTCAAGCCTAATTGTAATTCAGTCATAGTTATATTAACGTGTTCATTACAAGACACAATATCATCTGCACCATCTACAAAGAATGAGTCAAGTTGATTCTCTCTATGAGTAAACATAAATGGCAAGATACCATATCCATGCTCATATTCTTCGATTATGTTACCTTTTTCATCATACTCTGCATAAATAGCATTATCAAAGTAAGCATATCTAGGTTTTTCGACATAACTCATATCATCTACATTTCCAAGTATTGGGTACATAATAGCTTCTGGTCTGAATGGGTCGTTACCTAGATGAACATCAAAATAGTAAATAGGTCTATAATCAAAGTGAGGGTTATCGCCATCTACAAACACAACTTGCGTTGCTACAGAGCCAATCAGACGTGTCATTCTTTCAATATGCTTCATTCTCGCTGCTTTCATGCGTGTTAAAGAATCATACTGATTATTCATATTATATGCTGCACCTACTGTGTATATTCGGCTCATCTTATTTATAAATCGTTTTGTAAAGTTTGCTTCATAGCAAGGAATCTCTCTAAAAGCATCAGAGTCAAAGTATTGGTCAATATATTGGGATGTATTGCTACCACAATAGTAATCAATTAGTTTTCTGACGTGCCTACGTCTTGCTTTAGCTTGCATTTCTTTGAAATCTTTTACTGACTCTTGTATTATTTGTTCTACGTTCATCTTTTCCTCACTATTAATTTATTTTGTCTAATTGGAAACCTATTTAAAAAAAAGTATCGTATCATATCGCAACCATGGTCGTGAAAACCATCTTTAAGTGGGTCAGGTTTCAAATCTTTTCCCTCTGTATGTTCTGGGTAACGATAATTTTCTAAATCTTCTGCTATTCCTTGACATTTACTGTTCACGTGTAAATATCTTTTACCATTAGCATTTTCTATAAAACCACGCACATGAGATACACCTGAAGCTATATTTCGAGATACTTTATCTCTTACAGTTTCAATAGTTATACCATTTCTTCTAAAAATCTCTATATCCCCCAGCCCTGACTGTCCTTGAGCCTGTTTACCAGCTGGGTCGCCATAGTACGACCTAACAATATAAGGTTTCGATTTAATACGACGTACGAGGTCGTCTGTCTTAATATTTTTCTCATGTATAATTTCATCTATAATATTTATGTGCCATTCGCCATTTATCATTGGCGTTTGAAACCATGCAACTGCTGGCATACGATAACCAAAGTCAATGCTACAAAATGTTGGGAAATTTGGATTGTAAGGAAAATACCCTACATCTAAATTACGATCAAAAGGATATACTTGCCCAGCAAATGTTGTAAACTTTGCACCATACTCTTGGTCAAACGATTCCTTTGACATATTACGCTGACGTTCTTTTATGAACGAATCTTTTTTGCCCTCTGGGAAAGCAAACTGATTTTCCCACGATGGAGCTTGATGAGATTCCCATAGCTCATCTCTTTTACCAAGTAAAAACAAATCATACACCCAATTAAACCCTTCAGGGGTAGTAATAAATATTGCTTTACCTTTTCTATCTGATAGTGTTGGCGACAAATACATATCCCATATTTTTCTTTTAACTTTAGCTGCCTCATCAATAATTAATAAGTCAAGACCCTCACCTACCAAACTGTCTGGGTTATCAGCAGACTTACCTTCAACTACTGTTCCCCATTTAAATTTTATATATCTTTCTTTTTCTGAAGCTCTTACTATATCGTTTTGGCGACCTACAACCATTTTCTGCCATATCTCTCTGAACATTAAATCGGCTTTTTCGTAAGATAAGCCAACACACCAAATGCGTTTATTTGGTTGTGATGCAACAAAGGTGGCTTCCATAGCTGAACAAGTCGTCTTTCCAAATCTTCTTCCACAAACCATCACAAAGAAACGAGATGTATCTTTGGTTGGAAAGTGTAGCTTTTGCTGACCCTTATGAGGTGTATACCCCATAAAATCAAACCACGATTGCTTAAATTCTATTTCTTTTTTTGTGTTAATTTCCATTAATAGTTGCAAGTAACAACAACCATAATCTAACTTATGGTCAAGGACAAATACAAGATATTGTATTTATAATTTTTAAAAACACAAGATAGGAGGGCAGTATGTCCGAAGAAAATCAACCAGTAGTTAGCGAAACAGTTAATGAGCAACCTACCCAAGAAACACCTACTCAACCGACCGAAGTTGGTGCATTAATAGCAGAAAGCAAAAAGTATAGAAAAAGGTCGCAGGATGCTGAAGCTCGTATTGCAGAGCTTGAAAAGCAAATGGCTCAAGCAGAAGAAGCAAAGTTGAAAGAGAAAGAAGATTTTAAAGCCTTATATGAAAAGGTATCTTCTGAAAATGAAAACCTAACTTCTGTTGCTGATAAATGGAATAAATATGAATCAGCCAAGAGAGCAAGCCTTTTAGAAAAACATCCTGAAGAAGATAGAGATTCATTGGCAAATCTGCCATTGGAAACTCTTGAATTTGTAACTAATAAACTAAATGTAAAGCCAAATGCTCCTCAAGTTCTTGGAAAGGCTAGGAATCAAGAAGTAACTAAGCCATTATCAGAAATGTCAGAGCAAGAGAAAAAAGCAAATTGGCAACACATTATCAAATCATTTAAATCTTAAGGAGATAAAAAATGTTTCATTTTAATCACGAAAAACTTGCAGCTATTAGCGACCCTCTTGATATAAACGTATTATCAGGTGGAGCTGGTGCAGCTGCATCAGATTCTGTTGGTCAAGAGTTTATACCTGAAGTTTGGGGTTCATCTATTCTTGATAAATTCAGATCAAAAACAATGATGCTACAATTAGCAAATGATTTATCAGCAGAAGCTGTTGGTGCTGATAAAATTCACTTACCACATATTGGTGTTACACCTATATCTGCTGTAACCCAAGGTAGTCCTATAGATGGGTCTAACTCAAGTAACGTATTAGATACTACAAGTGGTGGAAGCATGGTTACAACAGAAACCATACTAAATATAGACCAGCATAAAGTGACATCACTTTATGTTCCAGATGCTGTAAAAGCACAATCTTCATACAACTTATTTAATTTATACTCTGACCAAATGGCGTATGCTATAAGTAGAGGAGTAGATAATTATTTGATGTATAAAGTAGCAGACAACCTTGCTACAGTTTATGGTACAGCTACAGGTGTTGCATTTGGTGCAACTGATGGTACTATAGATTGTGGAACTGCATTAACTGGTTCTATTCTTGGTTCATTAATGGAAAAATGCACACTTGAAACAGGGTCAATGGAGGGATGGTCATTAGTCTTGGGAACAAAACTATATGGTAGTCTTGCAAATCTTGACTCAGGAGCTGGATTTGTTCGTGGTGCTGCTTCACCTGCTGGTGCAAATTTTGCTGCAACTGGTGTTGTTGGTAATATTTTAGGTATGCCTGTAATATTATCAAATAGCCCATATCTTGAAGTTGAAGATGTTGCTGTAGATGCTGATAAAGGAATTACTGCTTGGGAAGGTTTTGATACAAGTGGTACAGGTGGTGATGACTCAACTAATGACGATGCTTTGAGAGGATTTGCTATCCATCAATCTGCTTTGTACTATGCTGCATCGCAAGCACCAAGAGTACAACAATCATATCAGCACAGACACATGGCTGATTTATTAACTGTAGATGCAATCTATGGTTGTGCTGTTATCAACGCAAATACTTCTGGTGACAGAAGAATTATTGCTTTAATAGATGACAAGTAATAAGTAAATGATTTAAGGGGGTGGGCAACTACCCCCTTTATCAACTATGAAAGACTTAATAAAACAACTCAAAATACACGAAGGCTACAAGCCAAGAGTCTATAAATGCACAGAAGGTGTAGACACTATAGGTATCGGCTTTGCCATAAAAGACTTATATCTTTCAGAAGAAGTCTGTGAGTTAATCCTTAAAGAAAAATTACAATTACTAGAAGATAGATTTATCGTTACATTTGATTGGTACGATGATGCACCTCAAGAGGTTAAGAATACCTGCATCAATATGGCATACCAATTAGGGTTTAGGGGTTTTTCTAAATTTAAGAAGACCATAAGCTATTTAGCCAACAGAGATTATACATCGGCTTCAAAAGAAATGTTAATCTCAAAGTGGGCAAAACAAACACCAAATAGAGCCAAAGAATTAAGTGAAATAATTGGTTCTCTTTAGTTGTTTATATATACTGCCATACATTAATTTATGATACAAGATAAACTTACAGGTAATGAACTTGCTTGCCCAAACTGCTACAGTATTCAGCTAATCAGAAGTGGCTTCGAGCATGGAAAGCAGAGGTACAGGTGCAAGCGATGTAGGCATAGAAGTGTAAACCCTATAACTGATATTGAGCTTTTAAAAGAGAATGTAAAGTACCGAAAGGAAAAACAAAAGGCTCAAGATTTAAATAGAGTAGAACGAAAATCTTTTAGGGAACACGTTAGAATTGAAAACGCTGTAGAAGAATACAGCAAACAGTTAGTACAGCTTTTTGAAAAGAATAAGTTACACAAACACACTAAAAAGCATAAGGTCAAAAACAAAGCTGTTGGAGTGATACAATTTAGCGACCTTCACTTTAATGAATTAGTCGAACTCCAGAATAACAGATATGACTTTCAAGTTGCATCACAGCGATGCCAGCATTTTGTAAATAAGGCATCAGCGTACTTCAAGATGAATGATGTTAGCCAAGTTGTGGTGGCATTGACTGGTGACCTAATGAATAGTGATCGTCGCTTAGACGAATTGTTAAATCAGGCACAGAATCGAGCCAAAGCTACATTTTTAGCAGTAGATATAATGCAACAAGTGTTTTTAGACCTTAATTCAAACTTTAATTTAAGCATAGGTAGTGTGGTTGGTAACGAAGGTAGAGCCAATAAAGAGTTAGGTTGGAGTAGTAAGGTAGCTACAGATAATTATGATTATACTATAACAAATTGTCTAAAGTATCTATTTAAAGATTCAGATATACATTTTATAGATGGCGACCCAAGTGAATTAGTTATAAATGTAGCAGGGCAAAATTTACTTCTATTGCATGGTCATGGGGCAATAGCAAGAGGAGTAGAGAAAGCTATAAATCAGTTAATTGGTAGATATGCTATGAAAGGAATTAACATAGACTATGCAATATTTGGTCATGTTCATTCGGCAAGAGTTGGTGATACATTTGGAAGAAGTGCAAGCCTTGTAGGTGCAAATGATTACTCTGAAAAGGCTTTGAATCTCGGTGGTAGAGCAAGTCAAAATGCTTACATATTTTATAGTAATGGAAACCGAGATGGAATAAAAATTGACTTGCAAAATACAGATTGTAAAGGTTATAACATTGATAAGGCATTGGAGGCGTATAATGCAAAATCAGCTAAAAAAAGTAGTAAACAAGAAACTATCTTCAAGGTGGTCGTATAATACATCCTCGACTTTGCCTTCTCCATATTATACGATAGACAGATCTTGCACTACGCTTCCAGTATTTCAGGAGAAATTTTATGTTAGATAGTATTAGACCATTGATTGCAGGTGCAGGTGGAATGACAGTAACTTGGATGGAGTGGCTACCTGTAGTAGTCAGAGTGCTAGTTGGGCTAGCAACATTTATATATATATTAGTAAAGATTTATAAATTAGCTAAGAGCTAATGGATTTTTTACAGATTTTAGAACAGTATGGAATACCCATCTGTGTAGCAGTAGCATTTGGATTCTTTATCTGGAAACAAAACAAGTTCATACAAGATGAGCTTATGGAAGAACTAGATGAAAGATTTAAGAGATTGGAAGCAATAGTAATAAAGCTAATAGACCAACAAAAGAAAATGCAGATTGAACAGAAGGGTATAGAGAAAAGCTACAAGTCATTAGTAGATATTATATCAAGGCTGATGAGGTCTAGCAGTAAGAATCTTCGAGATAAGTTTATGAAGATACTGAAAGATGATTAATAGAAAACTTGAAATAAAACTACAGGCTTTAGAAGTAAGGATAAATGCTCAAACCTTACATATTAGAAGATGCAAGAACGAGATAGCAAGTTTACGAGCAAAAGTACAAAGATTACAAAAGGAGAATGATAATGAAATATCTTAAAATAGTATCACAGGTAATATGGAAAGCATTAATCACATTACTTCCAGTAGGATGGAAAAAACAACTTATAATGGCAGTTTTGGATTGGGCTGTAAAATCAACCAAGACTAAAGTAGACGATAAATTATTTAACGCAATCAAAAGCAAACTCTAGTGAGCAAAGAAGTAAAAATACAAGGTAAGCTAGATAAGCATCTTAAGCCATTACAGATTGATGGAAAATCTTTACCTATCGAGGTAGCTGAAGATGACATTAGAATTAATCAATCTCTGAAAGTTCAAGGTGATATTGAAACTACAGGTAGTCTTAATATACAAGGTAATTCTATAAATTTTGAAAACAATACTAGAATATTTTGCTTTGATACAGAAGGTAGATTGGACTTAAGTGCTACAGATGTTGGAATAGTGAACTCAGATAGTGATTCACAACTATTTATAGTAACACCTAATGAAAATGCACCACAGCTTACATTTATGAGATTAGCAGCAGCTAATACAACGATTGGTACAGATATAAATGGTAATCTTTTAATTAGTAATGGCGTGGATTTATCGTCAGAGAAATGGTCTATAAATTCATCAAGTGGCAACATAAAGCAAGAAGGCACACTTAAAATAAAAGAAGGTGCTTCTGCCGATTCTGATACAGCAGCTTATGGTCAGCTCTGGGTAAAGAGTGATACACCTAATAACTTATATTTTACAAATGATGCAGGTAATGATGTGCAGATAACTAATGGTGCATCTTTAGCAGGTGGTAGTTCAGGATTAAATCCTATAATAGCAAGTATGATTTTTGGGTAAGGAGAATAGATGTCAGCACCAAATTTAACTAGTATATCGACAATAACAGCAAAGTCTTCTGTTGTTGCTCTGACAACAGGTGGTGTTACTGTCTTGCAGAATGCAGCATCTTCAAACAAAGTATTTAAAGTATCTAGTCTTATTGTGTCAAATATAGATGGCTCTAGTGCAGCAGATTTAACTTTACAAATATCTAAAGCAGGTGGCTCTGCAACAAGTATATTTAGTACAGTTAGTGTGCCTGCTGATTCAGTTTTAGTAGCATTAGATAAAAATACTACGATTTATTTAGAAGAAAATGATACACTAACAGGTACAGCTAGTGCTAATAGTGATTTAGTGGCTTTTATAAGTTATGAGGAAATAAGCTAATGTCAAGATATATTGGAGGAATAATACACCCTACAGCCAGATATAGAACACAAACTAGCACACAATCTAGAGGTGTATGGGATATGAAAGAGCAATATCATCATAAAGCTAATAATAATTGGGATACACCTGTATCTATTTTTCCTGATAATGCAGGTAGAAGAGTGCCTGTAACATTAATTACTGTTGCAGCAGGAAGTGCTGATAATACAGATGCCTATAGTGTTCATCAAGAAGAATTTGATACAGCAGCAGCATCATCAAATACAGGTAGATTATATTTTGCAATTAAGACAACTGCTAGCACACCTTTTTTAAATGATTTTTGCATAGCAGGTGTACAAATAACAAGTAATGATTTTACTACATTAGACCATGAATTTTATTTCCAAAATTTATCAGATTATACCTCTTGGGAAAGAGCAACAGTTACAGGACTAAATACAACAAGTGCAGGTTTTGAAAACTATACAGACATTATAGCAGCACCTAGTCAGAGTTTTGTAGCTAATACAAATGGTACAGCAAATGCTAGAATATCAAGAGCATCAGGCACAGGCTCAAGTGGTACAGGAGCAGCAGATGGCATTGTTCTTATAGGACTACCATTAGCAGCTGAAACTACAACAATTCCACAATCATCAGGTACATTTTTTATGTATACAGAAGCATCAGGAACTCAAAATAATATGCGAAATAAATGGTTTTGGACTAGAAGTCCACAAATAACATTAGATGGTAATGATGACAAAGACTTATCAATTATATATCATGCAGCTTCTCCTGCAACTACAGGTATGGAAGATTCAGCAGATGAGCCTTTGTTCAGATGGTGGTGGGCAACATGATTGCAGTAAAAGACATAACAACATCTTCATCAACAGTTGATGGTAATGAAAAGATAAGTATTGATTTTACAAATTTATCTAGTGTAAGTATAGGAGATACATTTAGTTTGAGTGCTTTTGGTAATGAATTAGAAACAAGTTCAATAGGTTCAAGCACAACAGAATTATGGATCGATTGGGTTGCAGCCAATTATAATGTAAAAGCTAATAATAGCACAGCAACTAGAAATAATAAAGTATTAGAAATTTTAGCAAGTGATTCATCTGAATCTAATTTAGTAATAGATACAGGTAATACAGGAGAATAAATGGCATTAACAAACAAAACAATAGCAAGCTCTTATGGAGATATACTTCAGGTAGATAACAATGGTAGTGGAAGAACACCCAATGGCACTATTATAAAAGATGGCTTGGGTAATGCAACTTCGCTTACATTAGGAAGCCACAAAACACATATTAAACCTAAAATTAATAAAACAGATACTTTTTTAGTAGAAAATGCAGCAGGAACAGATTTACTAAAAGTAGACACTACAAATACTTCTGTTTTAGCAGGAACAACACAAAGTTATGTAAATACTCATGTGCATAATTTTATAATTAGACAGCATGAATGTGTTGATGGACAACATACTGCTTTAGCATCCGACCTTTTTGGTGGTGCAACTATTGGTGCAATATCGTTTGGAACAGGTACAGACCCAGCATCATCACTTACTTTAAGTGGTACTGAAGATGAAACTGCCGATGCTCATGCTTGTTATTGGTATGTTCCAGTAGCAATAGTTATAGATGAAGTAAGAGTAATCGCAACAGGTGATGCAGGTAATATTGATTTTCACCTTTTTAGTTATGATATGGCGACTGGAACAGGTTCTGATGCAGGAGATTTATCAAATGGATTACTTCTAGCACATTCAGGAAGCGTTATGCCTATAAATAGCGAAAGAATATTAACAAATACATTAACAGTAGATTCTGCAAGTGTAGCAGCCGATAAGGTTGTAATTGCCACTTTAGAAAGAATCGGTTCTGCAACAACAACAACAGCAAAAATGTTGGTAAAATATCATTATCAGTAAGGAGATAAAATGGCACAGTATACAAAAGAAATTAAATTAACAACACCTAATAGTGAGTTTTTAAAAACAATTACAGGTAACTATGAAGTAATATTTGATAAGATTATGAGAGTAGATAATACAAATAGACCTATTCAACTTATACAATATGGAGATGCAGCTGGACTCGATAAACAACAGTTCCCTAAAGCTATCCTAGTAGAAAATACAGGCAATGTTGCTTGTGAAGTTGGTGTTGAAATTATTGAATTTACTGTTGATAATGCTACTGATTCAGCAGATACATTATCAGATGAAAGTCATTTTGTAAGGTTTCTTGTTCCTGCTAAAGAATGTATATATCTTGCTAATAGCAGAATGTTAGGTGCTACTGATAATTTTGGTTGTGGTTTAGGTGTAGAGATTGATAATGCAGTTCCTGATTCAAATGAGTATGTAGATAGCACAGCAAATGTAGATACTGCTACAAGCACAGATATGGCAACAGCACCAGGCACTACAACATTAAACTTAGAAAATGGACAAAGTAAGTTTTTTAAAGTAGGAGATTTGATAAGATTAGAAAATGAAATTTGTAGAGTTACAGCAGTAGGCACAGGTACAGATTTAGCTAATAGCACATTGACAATAGAAAGAGGTTTGTTTGGCTCAATAGCATCAACTCATGCAGATGGTATCGAAGTTAGATTGCCATTTTTTAATATGCACCATGACTTTGATGATACATCTTATAATGGTGGTGGTAATGGTAGTGCTACAGTAGTTAAGACTAATGGAAGTGGTAGATTTAAGTCTATGAACTTTTTTGGAAATGCAAGAACATCTGATGCTGTTGTAGATGGATTAGTTGCAGGATCAGTAGCAATAAAGTTTTATGAAAGTGGTTATCAAGAATTTGGACTAGCAGGTATTACACCAAGTACAAAGACAGGTTTAGCAGCATCAACAACTTATACCATAGCACTAACTATAGATGGTGGAAGTGCAGATGATTTAAGTTTTACAACAGATTCAAGTGATTTAACTTTTGGAAATGTCATAGGCAAAATACAATCTGCTATTAATGATAAGTTTACTACAGGCACAAACTTGAAAGGTAAAAAAGCTACCATAGCAATTATAGATGGTGATGTTAGGATAACAAGTGGCTCAAGATTGTCTACAGGTGCAATAGCTATAGCTGATGGAAGTTCAGGAACTACACCATTAGGCGTTGGAATTATACCTGCACAAGCTAGTTTAGAAAGAGCAGTAGCAGGAAGACTACCTGATGATACTTTGCAAGATCCATTAACATTTGCAACCAAAAAAAATACAAATGCTTTCTTGCTTGATGATGGTATGGGTAATTTATCAGGTGCAGGTGGCACAGGAACACTTAACTATGAAACAGGTGAGATTAATTTAAATGCTTACCCAAATGCAGAGTTTGTAGTAAGTGCCAATACAAAAGCAGGTTTTTCAGGTGGTGCTTCAGCAGGCATACAAACAATAGGTGCTAGAAGTTGTAATCAGAAATCAGACACACAAGTAAGAATAATAAGTTTAGGCTAAGGAGGTTAGTATGGTTTATGGATATAAAATGCGTAAGAAAAAGAAAGGCAAGAAAAGAAAGATGAAAAAAGGCATGAAACGCAGGAAAAAGTGAAATGGCTAAATTCAAAGGTAGATCAGTTAGATTGAATAAACCTACTCGTATTAGACGAGGACAAGCAGGTTATGGTCGTAAGAAGTTTCAAGTTTTTGTTAAAGATGGAAAAAGAACTAAAAGAGTTACTTTTGGCGACCCAAATATGAGAATTAAAAAGTCAAGCCCTGCTAGAAGAAAGTCATTTAGAGCTAGACATAGATGCTCTACAGCTACAGATAAAACAACAGCAAGATATTGGTCTTGCAAAAAATGGTAAATTATGGCTAGGAAAAAGAAAAGAAAATCTACAGTAAATAAAGCAGGTAATTATACCAAGCCAACTATGCGTAAAAGATTATTTAATAAAATACTTAGAGGTACTAAAGGTGGTAGGGCAGGACAATGGTCAGCTCGTAAAGCACAGATGCTTGCTAGGCAATACAAAGCTAAAGGTGGTGGGTATAAATAATGGCACTTAAAAAATCACAAAGATCTTTGAAAAAATGGACATCTCAAAAGTGGGATTATTTAAGCAAAGGCGACAAGAAAAAGCCAAAGAGTAAGAGAGGTAGATACTTGCCTAAATCTGTGCGTGAAAGCCTATCTAAAAGCCAAAAAGCCTATGAAAATAGGAAGAAACGTGCAGCTACTAAGAAAGGTAAACAAAGAGCTAGTTATTCTAGGTCGGTAAGAAAGAAAATGAGAGGTAAATAAATGGCTACAGCAGCTTCATATATAACGCATCAAGAATTAAAACGTATTTTTCCACAAATGGATGAGTTTGATCAAAAGACACAGATATTTGGATGGACAGATACAGATACAACAAATCAGTATCAAGCAAACGATACTGGATTAATTACACAACTTTATTTTGATGGAGTTGAAGGTACAGCAGTAACAGATAATCCAAATGCTAATTTAGAGTTTAATTACTCATCAAGCACAGATTCAGTTCAAGTATTTCTTACTAGCTCAAACCCTAATGACATACTTGTAGAGGCAGGTGAAGACTTTAGCACTATGGTCGCACAATATATATCAGATGCAAGCCGATACTTTGACTCAAGAGTAGACCCTAGTTTACCTAAAGAACAATTAAAAGATAAGTCAGGTAACTTTGATTATATGGTTATTAGAACAGTTGGATTGATAGCTGCTTGTTTTCTTATAAAGTCTAAAGAACACAATTCAGAATTGGCTCAATCTTTTATGGATGAAGCTGAAAAGAACATTGAGCTTCTTAATGAAGGCAAGGCAGCCTTATCTTGGCAAAACACAGCAGATGCTGCACAAGGTATTGTAAGGGATGTAAATTATACAGCAGGTAAAATTAGACCAGTCGATACAAGAGGAGAATATAGTGGAAGCTGGGATTTGATAAAAGTCAAGATAGGTACAGGTGATGTTATAGGTACTGCCACTTATAATGTATTTGTAAAAGATTCTGATGGATTAAAAAACAATCAAGTAGTAACCAATGAAAAGATTACAGGCGACTATCAACCTCTTGCAGGTGGATTGCAAATAAGATTTGCAGGTGCTGATGATGATACGCAAGCAGCAGCCAATGATGAATGGGAAATAGAAGTTGCAGGAAGACAAGAATATGTTGATACTTCTGATATGAAATCAGTTAAATTAACAAGAACAGGAACACCAAGAAATAGGTATTATTAATGGCAGTAGCATTTACAAATAATTGGAAGAATATATTAGATAAGCTAAGAAGCGTACTTAGAACTGAGTTTAAGGGTGCGTTGCCAGTATATATTGGGGAAGAAAGTAGCGAAGGAACACAATATCTTCGGCTTGACCCTGTAAGTAGTGAGCTATTAGAATATAATATAAACTCTGAAACTAGAGAGTTTACTATAAATGTATTTTATTATTTTTGTGAACATAATATAAAAAAGACAGCATTAGATCACGTATTAAGATATACATCAAGAATTGAAGCACTTATACACGATAATATAACAATGACATTGGCTGACAGTACAAATGCTTTTAATTGTAGATTTGAAAGCACCGAATTAAACCCTGACCCAGAGGCAGGTATATATGTGGTTCAATGGGATTATAAATGTCAGCATTTAGGTAACGCTAGTTAAGGAGAATATATGATAATAAAAATTAAGGATAAATCTAAACCTATAACAAATCTGTGGTGTTTTACAGGCAAAGGTTACGATTCATCTATAATAGATAAAATAAATTCAGGTAAGCAAGTTAAGGTTGATAAAGTTCCAAAACCTGCTTGGGAATATGTAGAAGAAGTTAAAAAAAAGAAAAAGGAGAATAAATAATGGCTATTAATACAGCAGCTTTTTCACCAAAACAATTTCAAGTTTTAATTGCAGAGCAAGATGACTTTGGAGCTATTGTGGCAGCAGGTGGAAATGCTTATCACGCTTTAGATGTAGATTCTGTAGGATTTCCATCTTTAAACCCAACACAAGTTCTTGACGTTAGGTCAGGAAGCAGGGTTTTACAAAAAGAAGATTTCTTTCAAGATGTTAAAGCATCTGTCAAAGAAATATCAGTATCAGGCACAGCAACAACAGCTGCACTTGATATGCTTTTAGAAAATATTATGGGAGAAGCAGAAGGTTCTGCAGGTGGTGTGTATTCATTTGCATCAGATGCAGGCGTACAATCTGTAGGTAAAGATGACACAGGTCAAGCAGGTACATTATTATCTGTTATTTTTTCATCGCCTTTAAGCAACTCTGATTTAGCTTTTAAAGATTGTGTAGTAACATCACTTACTCTAAATGGAGATGTTGGTACAGAAGGTGGTAGAGTTAAGTTTTCAGTCACATTCCAAACAGGAACATTAGCAGAGGATTTATCAGATGACTCAATTAGTGTTGATACAACATTTGCAGCGAGTGAAAACTACTTTATGAGTGGTTGGTCTGATGTAGCAAATAGAAAAATGTATGGTGTTGATGACTTAGTGTTAAGTTCCTTTTCACTTACATTAGAAAACCCTGCAACATTTTCTGGTCTTGTTTCTACAGGATATGAAATTGTTTCAAGAGCTGGTGAGTTTTCAGCAGTTTTAGATGTAACAGCGAAATATGATGCTAACACAGAACCACTAATAGCATCATTTAATAACCAAACACAACAAGGTGCTACAGCAGCCCAAGCATCAATATTGAATAATGATGGAACTTTAAATGATGGACTATTTGGAATATCATTACCAAAATCAATATTGACAAACGTAGCATTTAATGAGGCAGATGTTATGATGTTGGATATTTCTGTAAAAGCAGTTGGAGATGGTTCAAACGCTTTAGTTGAAGTAGCTTGTTAATTAAATAAAAAACGAGGATGATAAAATGGAGATAAAGTTAAAAGATAAAAGAACCCTTAAAGTTAAGAACCTTTCGATAGATGAAAGAGATGAGTTGCTTGATTTAGTTTGGGGTAAATTTAAGGCAACAGACGATGGTGGATTTCAAATGGAAGCACCTAATAAAACGATTACAAAGTTTATTAGAGTAGCTATAGCAGGCGATACATCAGATAAGTTCCTTAAAACCCTTAGCTTTGAAGATAGAACACAAATCTTTACAGAATTACAAAAGGTTCTTGGTGAGGGGGAAGGCAAGCCCTCCAAGTAGAGCTAAATATACTTGGAACTCCTTGTGAGGGCTGTCAGTATCACGAATTTCCCTATGAAGCTGAAATACCAGTATTAATAGATGGGAAACGAGAGATACGAAGATTTGAAAGTATTGAAGATGTTTGGGAAGTAGTTGATTTAATTATCGAAGAAACTAAATCTGTAAACGCAAGAGATGGTAAATCTTTTGACATAACAGAATCAGTTAATTCACAAATACATTTCTTTGGATGTTTTAATGTATTTTTAGATAATAAAATACAACGTGACATACAGAAATACATATACTGTGAAAAGTTTAATGTTCCACCTTATGCAGGCACATTTGGGGAACAGCCATATAAATGGGTACAAACAGTATTTGCAATAAAAAATGCCATAGCTAAAAAAGAAAAGAAGGAAATAAATAGTGTCAAGTCAAAACAGCATAACAATAAGATTCATACCCAAAGGTGATAAGCAATTAAGATTAGCTATAGAGAATTTAGCTAAAGCTCAAGGTAAATTAGAGGGTAGAACAAAAGAAGTAAATCGTGAATTGCGTAAGTTGAGCAGATCAACACAATTACCTGCTAAGTTTATGAGAATTACACAGAAAAGAGCAGATGGCTTATCAAAGTCATTTGCTACATTACGTTCTAGGCTACTTCTTTTCTCTTTTGCAGCATCGCTTGGTGGTAGGCAACTTCTTAATTTTGGTAAAAATGCAGGCACAGTAGAAGATTTAGAGAGAGCTTTTACAAATTTAGCAGGTGGTTCAGCACAAGCTGCCGATATGCAAGCAAAACTTGGTGAGGCAACTAATGGTACTATGTCACAAATGGATTTATTCCAACAAGCAAATAGTGCGATGGTTCTTGGAGTTACAAAAAATGCCGATGAAATGGCTGAAATGTTTGATATAGCACAAAGACTGGGTAAAGCACTTGGTAGAGATACAGCTAGCTCAATCGAATCAATGACAACTGGTATTGGTAGACAGTCAAGGCTTATGTTGGATAACATTGGTATTATTGTAAGGGTTGATGATGCTAATAAAAAATTTGCAAATAGTTTAGGCATAAATGTAAGTCAACTTACAGATTCACAAAAAAGACAAGCATTCTTTAATGCTACACTTGAAGCAGGAAGAAGAAAACTGCAATCATCAGGTGAGGAAGTATTTAGCACAACGCAAAAGTTTGAACAATTTGAAGCTGCTGCCTCTAATCTTGGAGTTAGAATTGGTGAATTAGTAAATGTGGCTTTGATACCTCTTATAGAATTTCTAACAAAAGTATTCAATGCTATAGATTTAGAAATGCTTGCATCACTAGCTACTGGATTAGGTGTAGCATCAACTGCATTTGGTGTATTTAAAATTGCAACAATAGGTGTAACAACAGCACTTAAAGGCATGATGAAATTTTTAGGTGGTACAGGTGTTTTATTACCAATAATAGCACTTGGTGCTGGGATTGGATTGCTTATAGACCAGTTTGGGTTGTTTAAAGGAGAGTTTGATGAAGAACCTGTTAATAACTTTAAAAAAGCTGTAAATCAATTAACTCTTGCAGAATTAAATCTAGCTTTGGTACGAGAAAAACAATTTCTTAAATCAGCTGAAAAGGTAAGAGATGCTTTGAAATTAGAAAATATTAGCGAACAAAATGTTCCTGATAGTGTTTTTAAACGAGGTAGTGAGTTTAGTGAGACGATGGGAGTGATAATAAATCAAGCAACCGATGCTAATACAGCACTTATGGGTATGATGGATTTAGAAGATGCAAAAATACAAAAATCAAAAGAAAAAATAGCTGAGTTTGAAGCTCAGATAAAAACTTTTACAGAAGCAGGAGTTACATCTACTGATGAACTAGCAAATTTACAAGATAAATACGCTGGATTGTATCAAAAAACACTAGAGGCTCGAAGGGCTAATCTTGATACACAAATTAAAGAAATACAAAATAATAAACATACAATACCTGATGATAAAGAAAGACTAGCAGTATTAGCCAATCTAAATAAACAATTAACAAATTTAGACCCAGCATTTAAATCGACATCGACACAAATAAGAAGTATGTCAAGTGCTTTAGCATCGGCAGCAGTTAATGGACAAAATATGGGTAAAGCTGTTGTTAATTCTCTTAAGCAAATAATAGCTACATTTTTATCTAACAGATTAGCCTTTGGCATTTTAAGTGCTATATTCCCAACAGCAGGATTGGTTGCACCCACCCTTTTTGGTGCAGAAATATTTCATAATGGTGGTATGGTACAATCTTATCATGGTGGTGGAAGTGCAGGTAATGTGCCAGCAGTATTGCAAGAAGGTGAGTTTGTTATGCGTAGAAGTGCAGTTGAGTCTATAGGCCAAGAGAATTTGAACAGAATGAACAGAACAGGCACAGGTGCAGTAAACGTAACATTTACAGGTAATGTTATGAGTCAAGACTTTATAGAATCTGAAGCCATACCAGCAATTAAAAAAGCAGTACGCAGAGGTGCTGATCTAGGAATTAGTTAATGTTAGAATTACCACAGAAGTTTGAAAACGACATACAGGGCAACACAACCAATCTTATACCTTTAGTTGTAATTGATAATCGGCTTTTCCTATCTACCAATGAGTGTTCTTTAGATAATCACTATTTACCCTTACTGAGTAGTCTTGGCTCGATTAGAGAGTCTATAGATATATCAGATAAAAACTTCCAGACATCAAATGTTAATTTAGAGTTTTATAATTACAAATATCTTGATATGACTTTATCTCATAAATTGTTTAGCCCATCTGTTATGAACAAGCCTCTTACTATATACTTAAAATCACAATCGGCTGAAACTCTAGATGATTGCTTAATGATTTATACAGGCTTTATACGAGATATACAAGAAAACAACAAAATAGTATCTATTGATGTAGAAGATAAAACGCAAGATATTTTAGACATAGATTTACCTCAAGAGTTTGTAAGAGATGACATTGGATTGCCAGAAAAATATAACAACAAAAGAGTTCCTTTGGTTTATGGTTATGTAGATAAAGCACCTTGTGTATTCTACAACATTATAACAAGCGACCAAAGTGGTGGATATAAATTTTCAATTACACCGGACAATTCTTTTTTAAATCAAGTAATTAAACCTTATGTTTTTGTTGATGATGTCTATATGGAAATAAAACAAAATGCTAATCTTTTTTCAGACTTTTCCATAGGAACTTTATACAGTAATGTTGATACAGAACAATACATTATATTAGACAACAAAATACTTATTGATAAAACTACTACATCAGACGAGTATTCTAACAGCCCATCAAGCACAATACCATCTATGCAATCATCACCAATAGGTCATAATTTTGTTGAGGTAATTCATAATGCAGAAGTCATCTTTGCTGGTGGAACACACAATTTATATCATCAAAAAGATGGAGAGGAATTCGTAAAAAATTCTATACCTATAAAAATGTTTAGCGATATAGAAAGTCAAATACCAACAAATCTTTTAAACAGTCCTGCATATTTAGATGTAAAAGACTTTTCAGATATTCCAGATGATTTTTCATTATCTGAGTTTTGGTTTTGGGGTGTTGGAACATCTCGCAATAATTTTCCTGATTATTTTAATATTTATGGTGAAAACATTATTAACTTTGAAGCAAATGAATTTTGTAGTGAAAGCAATATTTTAAAAGAATTGGCTATAACAGACACAACCAATAGAGAAATAAGAGGTCAAGTAAATTTAGAATGGAATATGGAATCAAAAATTACTGATTTTGATTTACCTTACAACAATTTGCCATATCTTATGTTTCAATGGAAAGATGTTAGTGCGACATTATGGGATATTGATGCAGACGATAAAGAAAATGATATTTATGTAAATAATGGTACTACCCAAAACAGAATATCAAGCAATATTTCAAATAATATATTTAGCATTGGACAAAGGCAACTTATTAGTGGAGATTGGACACTTATAGCTCAAAATGGTGCTATGGAGTATCTTAAAGTAAATAATCTAAATTTAGTAAGGCAAGCTATATTAAATAACTTTACAAGCTACAGCGTTTTTGCAGAACTTAAGGGTAGAGTTGATAGATTACAAAACAGCGTTGGTTTTTATACAGGAGAGCAACAACAAGCAACAATATCTACAGGTAATGTCGTAGGATTTAATGCTACAAGTTCTGGCTCAAATGGTGGAGGTGGTTATTAATGGCTAATTTAATTTATGAATCTATAGGCTTTATATCACCATCTATGGTAAGATTAAGAGTTAAGATGAGTGATAATACTCTAATGTCAGATAATGAATCTGCTATACCTTTTTTAAATATGATTGATAACCCTAATTTAACACATAATAAGTTATCTTATATAGACTTTAGAATTAGTCTTGGCTTTGGCAGAGAATTAGATTTTTATAACGAGTTTTGGCAAAAAATGAGTACAGAATGGAGATATAATGAGGATTGGGTAAATTTAGGAAATGGACTCGGTGCAGTTAATGCTCGTGGTATAAACGATTTACCATATCATAATCAAAGCTCAGGACAAATTAGTTTTCAATCCAAAGAAGTATTAGATGTTTATTGGGAACAATACGATACTTCTGCTATAGTTGATGTTAAAATATTAGGAGAGACTTTATCAGGATTTTATGGTTCTAACACTAGTGATGATTATAGTGGTATATTTGGTGAAATATGGGGAGAGGCAGGTTTTTTAAAATACACAGGTTCGGCAAACCACGAATTTCCTAAAAATGCTATACCAACATTTGAAGTAGATAATCAGTATGTTCTTATAAGTACAGAACTTTTTGTAACAGATTCTAATGGAAACCCAACAAGTACAGATATTGAATGTGTTGAAACATCTTTAATTAATTCACAATTTAACAATCAAGATAGAAGATTTGCGTGGACACCTGTCTATTTCAATAATAATGTTTATGATTTTAATATAATAACAGAAATAGGTGTTGCAGAATTTGTAAATGAAGGGGATAGTGCTACAGTACAGGTATCTCTACAATCAAATAATTTTGCAGGGCAATTAGAAATTTATTTTTTAGATAAAAATAAAGAACACTTAATATTAGGGGAAACAGGATTAGATGGTTCTTCTACTTTTTCAAATGATTTGTTGGACATCGGTCTAGAATTACAAAATATAGATAAAGCAAATTATGGAAAATTTCAAAGCTATAAACTACAAACAAGCATAACAGAGGGCGAACAAGTTATCTTGAATAATCAATATATAGGTAGTAATGTAGGTGAAACAGGAACAGATAAATTTTCTATTATTGTAAGAACTACTAGCTTAGACACTAATTTTTATGGAACAGATTTAGAGTCGGCACAATATTTATTCAATCTTTTACCTTTATCTCAACGATATACTATTATTGACAATCTTACGATTGATGTATTAGATGTTCAAGAGGAGTTCATACCAGAGTACAATCCATCTGAAATAACTATTGAGCAACCTTGCGACATAATACATCATATATTAGGCGAGGAACTGTTATTTGATAAAAACAAAGTTGATATTCAATCAAAAGAGGAATCAAGACAATTACACGAGCAATATAAATCAAACGATATTAATACAATACTTGGGTTCTCTGTAGATAAAAAAATAAAAGCTAAAAACTTAATACAAGATATTTCAAAATCAAGCCAATCCATACCTACACTTAATAACGACATTCTCAAATTTATTAATGTAAAAAACACATATACAGGCGAAGAAGATATATCTATAGTAAAAGCAGATGATGTTTTAAGTTATTCTTTTAAAAGAACTTCTATTGATGATGTGATAACGCAAGCAGAGGTCAAGTATAAAAATGACTATGGTTTGAATGTATACCTTAACTCAACTGAAGATATTAAAGTTGATGAAGATATTTATTTTAAGACAGGAACTTACAAAAACTATAAAGAACAAAACATTGAATTTAATAATTATTATGGTGTGGCTTACGATACCGAGATAAATCATACTGATAGTTATTTAGTTTTTGAAAGTGATTATATTAGATCAGAATCAGCAGCAAATGCACTAGCAAAGTATTTACTACAATTCAATAAAAACCAACACAATATAGTTGAGTGTAAATTACCACTAAAATATTATGGATTTCAGGTGGGCGACTTAATTGAGTTTGATAAAATGATTTTAGGTAAAAAAGTTTACAATGAAAGCTATGTATTAGATAGTCAAGACGATATGCCAATTCGATGTGGTCAGTTTATATTACCTTTATTTATGATTACAGAAACGCAGAAAACATTAGATGGCATTAAAATAAAAGCAATTCAGATGCACCATTTAGAAGACAAGGCTCTTGTATGGAAAGGTGACACATATTCATTTGATTTGCCTGTGCCAGATGAAGACGAACCAATACTATATGGCGATATAAATGGAGATGGGCTAGTAGATGTTTTAGATGTAGTCGCCATAGTAAACATAATAATCAATGAAGAAGAACTAAATCAGCAACAACAAGATATAGCAGATTACAACAGAGATGGTAATGTAGATATACTAGATGTTGTGGGTATGGTAAGTAGGATTATAGGATGAAAATAAAAGAACAACCAATAGCAACAAAAGCAACACTTACTTATGGTAGAGGTGAAGCACTATTACAAACTAATGGTGAGGTTGCAGCCATTCAAATAGATTATATCGGAACTTTTAAGGGAACTAATAAACTTGGCAAGAATTGGTTTATGAAGGTTGGCAGGCGTAAACTTATAATATTTAGTTTAGGAAAAACTCCAATACGAGAATTATTATTTAATTACTCTGGTGAGTTACGAATACTTGGTTGCAGATATGTTGCTTGGGATGAAAAGTTAAGAACAGCTAACATAATAGATTTAAATAAAAACACTTGGAATCAAAACACAGGAACTTTTGACTTTGATGCTAGAAAGCCAGAAGAAATACAGAACATTGAAGTTATAGGTAAGAAAGTTAGAAAATCAAGCATTTAGGAGATAGAAATGGCGAAAAGAACAATACAAACTTGTAGATTTTATGCAGATATACCACAGTATCTAAAATCATTAGGATATTATGAAGGCAGTAATGCACCTGATGTATGGGATATGAACCCAGTAAACGTCCAAGAATACAACTCGCCTTTAGAATTTAATATCAGCAAGCCTAGTATTGAACTTGATCAACTTCTAACTAATATACCACAATCAACTAGTTCAGGAATGTATGGTGCTGTCTTTGCACATAACCTAACAGACACTATATATGGCTTTGATATTAATACTTCTAGCATTACAGATACACAAGAAATAATAAACTATAATTCTTCAACATCAGAATATAATGGATATTCGTTTTGGAATATAGATGTTTTGCAAGAATCAGATGTTAACAAAATTTCATTAGCTTTTTTAGGACAAAAAAAAGTAGGTGCAGTTAGTTTTGGAAGATGGTTTGAGCCAAGTCACTCGCCAGACCTACAAGTCAAACTTATAACAGAATTTGATGGTATCACAAATCAATCCACAGTAGGTGGCAACACAATAACCAATATAAACCACTTAGGGCAACCACATTGGGGTGACTTACCAGCTTGGACATTAGAAAAGCAAGATGGACACGATTATAAGATAGGTGCTAACACACAAAGAAGAACATGGCAAGTTAAGTTTAGTTATATGGCTGATAATGATGTCTTTAACAAAGCCAATAATCCAAACAAGTTCTTTACAGTTACTGATGGTAACTATGTGTTTGATACATCTATGGCTAGCTTCTTTGGATTGACACTCAATGGTAAT